ATACGGACGCAGGTGAAGACCGTCGTGAGCTGCATCGCGGTGGTCGGCGTGACAATCTCATTCGACTCTGTGCGTCCGCCGCCGAAGAGATCGAGGAAGTAAGCCACGTTGGCCGCGTTCATGGGAATCTGGGGATTATCAAAGGGCATACTACGGAGCAGGCTGCCAAAAATGGACATGAATTACCCTCCGACCCCGTCCTGCTTTTTATGCTCGGATTCGGCGCGGGCCAATGCCCGGGCGGCTCCGATGCTGAGCAGGCCGCCGATCACGAAAAGCAGCGGGTGGCTGTACAGATAGAGGCCAACGGCAATGAGGACGACGCCGGCAATGGTGAGCAGGTCAATCAAAGTAGAGAGCTTCAGCATGGCTAAAATCCTGTGTACTCCTCGTAATCGTCATCGCTTGCCACAGCCACTGCCCGGTAAATGTCCATCATCAGCGCCACCGCTCCGTCGATCTTCCGCTCAGGACGCTCTTTGTCCGGCATGATGTTCTCCTTGGCCAGGTACTTGGCCACCACGTTCGAGACCATCCACTCCAGCACCGGATCACCGTCATGATGCAGGCGGCCGTCGAGTACCAGGGCCTCCAACTGCTTCATGGCCGGCGACATGTGCTCGGTGTTTTGCGTTACCTTCACGAACTCGATGGACTGATTCCAGCGCGGGTCCTTCTGGATGAACTGGACGAGTGCCGCGGCGTGGTACGGATCGTGAGGCACCTCGCGCGGCGCGAACTTTTCACTGTCCTCGATGAGTTCCTCGGCAATCGTTGGATAATCCGTGACGTTGCCGGGCGTGGCAGTGAGCCAGCCATCTTCCACCCACTTGGCGTAGTGCTCGCCGCCTTCTTCCACCGCCAGTTGGTTCAGGTAGTGGCGGGTGAAGCAATAGAAGTGCTGCTTGCCGTCAATCCACTTCCAGAACAGGTAGACCTTGCTGGCAATATCAATCTCGCTGGCCAGGTCCAGGGAGATAAGGCACGGTTCATCGGCGAAATCTTCCAGCTTTAGCGTGCGGTCCTCGCAGGCCTTCCACCGCTCCATGTTCATCCAGGCGATGGCGGCATTGACCCACACGTTGAGATGCTTGGTTTTGAAAGTATTCTGCAGGCGCGCCGACTGGATAGCAGCCTGCTGCGCGGCAATGAGCTTGTCCGCCTCGATGGAGACTCCGAAGTTCGGGTTGGCCTTGCGCAGCGCCTCCTCGCTCTTCCAGTCATCTTCAGGGTCGATGGTGTAAATGAGCACGAACCAGCGCTCATTGACGATCTTGCCGGCGAGAACGTCCTCGGCATCCCGCTGCAACAGAAAGCACGGGCCGCCGCGGTTACTGCCCGCCGTGGTGATGACGAAGAGCAGCGGATTCTCGCGCGATCCCATTCCGGTTTTCATCGTGTCGTAGAGCTCTGGCTTGGGATGCTCGTGGTACTCGTCGATGACGGAGCAAGAAGGCATATCTCCGTCGCCTGGCCGGGCAATCACCGGCTTGAGGATTGACTGGTCGTCCTCCTTCACCAGCGAGTTGACGTTGACCTTGATATGGAAGGCGTCGCACAGCTCAGGCGACTTCAGGGCCATGGCGCGCGCCGGCTTAAAGCCAACACGCTTGGCCTGCTCCTCCGACGTGGCGCCGAAATAAACCTCGGCGCAGTACTCGCCATCGGCAGCGAACTTGTAGAGACCAATGCCGCCAGCCTTGAAGGACTTTCCGTTCTTACGCGGGATGCAGATATACGCTTCCTGGAAGCGGTAGCGCGTGCGGTCAGCGACCTCCACCCAGCCGAAGAGCGAGACGACGGCAAAGCACTGCCATGGCTCCAGCGTGAGCGTCTCACGCTGACGAGCCCAGCGCCCTTTGACGTGAGGCAGCGCCTCCAAGAAGCGGCAGACGCGCTCGGCCGACGGCGCATCCATCACGAATGGGAAAGCCTCGGTGCCCTGGCGCTCCAGGTCGCGCAGGTGACGCTGGCAGGCTTGGATCACCTGGCGGCAGGCGATGATCTTGCCGGCGACCACCTGGCGCGCGTACTGGTTGGCGATGGCGACATAGTCGCGTAGGCTACTGGGGCTTGGCCGGATCTCGACCACGGCCGGTGTTGGCAAGCTCCTCGAAAGTATTTGCAGCTTTTTCTTTTTCTTTGGACGGGACATTGAGCTTAGACCGGTCGGCCGGGGTGAACCCCATGCGGCTGAGAATCGAGATGATGAGGTTGTACTCGGAGGCCTTCAGTATCTCTGGCGGCTGCGTCTCTCCCTCGGCATCCACCCCTCCGCCGCGATGGCGCGCGACCAGCGTGCAGTAGATCTCCACCAGCATGCGGTCACACACGGTGAGCACACCCTCGGCAGCCTGCTCACTGACCTCATTCCAGACGGCACGCTGCACGTCGTTGAACCAGGCAGGAGGGTCGCCCAGCGGACCAGAAGGGATCGGCTCGTTATCGCGGCTACGCTGCGGATCGTGCTCAAAAGCCCCACGTCCCTCCAGCAGTACAGTCGGCGTTCGATTGCGCGACATGAGCCCTCCAAATCGCCCGTCCCGAGCGGCTTCGGAGGATGACTCGATGGCCATTCGCCTCGTTAGCGGCTCGGGAAAGCTCGTTAAAATTTGAAATTTTGCGGATGTGTGTGTGCTATTGGACGGGCGGTCAACGCGCGACTGGCAAAAGGATTCCCTACCACCCCTGCCAGCCATGGAGCGGCCAAGGCGGTCATACTCGTCCGCCAGACCCACCCAGTGCGTCATGATGTAAGTCACACAGCGCCTGTAAGTTAGCGGTATCGTACCGTGCGCCACAGTCGGCGATACGAACCACGTGGTGTGCCTCAGAAGCCAGGCGAGCGCATCCGCAACTCGCCTGGCATATCGGGTGCTCGCGCAGGAACGCCGCGCGCACCTGGCGCCAGCGCCGGTCGTATCCCCGCTCCGCCGAGGTTGGACGGCGCCGATCCCGCTCGCGGCGGTGCTCGGCGCACAATCCCTGTTCGGTCAGTGCGCCGCACCCCGGCTCGGTGCAGGGACGGCGTGACCGGATCGGCATGTTCTAAGCCGCGGCAGTCTTGGCTGCGGCAGCCGTGGCGCTCGTGGTGGTGGTAGCCGCCGAGAACGTGTTGATAGTGGTGATTACGGCCTGGATGTATTCGTTGAGCTTCGCCGTGGCGGATTCGCTGGTAAGACCCAAGGCTTCCAGCTTCGGCAGCAGGTCGGCCTGCACGGCCGCGAACACCGCAGCGAACTTGGCGGCCGACGTCATCCCCGCCGGCAGGATCGCCGCGGCCTGCTCAACGGACAGCGCAGCCGATGCCACCGTATTGAACTCGGGGACGATGGAGCTCAGCCCCGCAAGGTCAAGCGCCACATCCTCCACCGGCTCGGCATCAACAACAATCTTGGTTACCTCGGGTAAGACCTTGGTGACGGCGTAGGAGGCGATCTTCTTCACCTCTGCGCCAACCTTCGACAGAAACGTCTCGAACTTGTTTGCCATTGTGGTGTCCATTTCTGCCGCAGCTATTGCTGCGGCGGGTCGTTTGGGATTTGGTTCGCAGCCCCGCGACGCGCCCAGGTCGCGCCACCGAGAGCACCAAGTCCACCGATGATGAGATCGTGGCCAGCTCCGGGCTGAGTAAAAGACAGTGCGACTCCGAGTGCGATCACCACCAGGGCGATGACGTTCGTAGCGCCGTTGAATTCGGAGATCATTTCCCGCGCGCTCCTTTCATAAAGGGGATTTCATACTTAACTCACGCGAGCCACGTTAGTTCGCGGTTGCTTCTGTAAAATCCAGGTAGACGTACTTCCCTGCAAGTTTCTCGAAAAACACACTTGCTGCGGGGTTTGTGAGTGTCAATTCGACGTTCCCTGATGGTGTTGAATTGGAAAAACTCTCGTTTTCGGGACTGGACTCATCGCCCTTGTAAACGGCATAGAGTTTGACAACCATGCTGCCGTATTGATCCTTGAGAATGTTGCTTACGCAGAACTTTGCTCGTACTCTTTCCACTTGTTTTTTCCTTTTCCCGTCGTCACGGGAGTCAAGTATGTAATTCCCTTCATAAGTCACCGCTTCAGTTCAGAGAAGACGCCGGCTCCGTAGTACACGGGCTGCGCCAGTGTGACCACGCCGCGTCCCACAACGAAGATCCTGTGCAGTATTTTGAACTTGCCCTGGTACGGCCCCGGGAAGAGCCGCTGACGCTCCCACGCGCGAAAGTCGCCGGTCATGGCTGCCGTGTTCTGAGTGATCTTCGCGGCGCCGTCCAGCAACTCATTGACCTGGTGACTGGCCACAAGCTGGTCGGCATCATCCACTAACTTCCAGCCGCTCTTCAGCAGCGCATTCAGCTCATCCTCGGTGATGGTGAACTTTTCAAAGACGGTCTCCAGCTCGTCGCCGGCGTCTCGAAACGAATCCTCGAGCTGCACACCATGGCTGACCAGGTCAGGCATCTTGCTGCTTGTGCGCTGCACGTCGGTGAGGATGGAAGGCAACCGATCGCGCAGCTCGCGCAGCACCTGGCGTGCCATGTTCTCTGTGCCGCCGGCAATCTCAACGTCACGGTGCACATCCACGGCCATGGCGTGGGAATCAGTCATGGTCTGCAAGGTGAAAGCGTGCACGTCGGCCGGAATTCCATAGCCCGTCTGCGCCCGCGCCTGGAGGTTATCCATGCCCACAAGCCATCCTCCCCAGTGGGCATCCAGTCGGATGACGGGATAAAGCAGCGCACCTAACAGAAGGCACACCAACCACGTCATCAGCGTTCTTGGCGCCCATCCTGGATAGGTCATGCAAGCACCTCGCTGACCAGGTCAGTCGGTTCGTGACCGGTCCAGGCACAAACCTCGGCCACATAGCTCTGGTCGTTGTTTTCGTTCGGCGGAGCATAGCGGTTGATGGCCGCTTCCACCGTGAGGCCAGCGTAGTGCTTTCCCTGTAGCAGCGCGTTCAGCGCGGCAAAGCCGGTGGCGTCATCGGGAAAGATGGCGAAGCGTCCGTCGGTTCCAATGGCACCGTGCGCGCGGGAAAAGTCGTCATACTCAATGTCGCCGGGGTTGTGGTTGCGCTGTGGACGGTTCGGCCTGGGTCCCTGCGCGTAAAAGCCTTCCACGCGGGCAATGGCCTGTGCCAGCGTCAGCCTCGGCGGTAGTTTCGGAGGCGTCCAGTTCATCATTTTGTTGCTCCAGAAGGGCGCGAAAAAGGGCCGCAGTGAAGCGGCCCTGCTCTGGCGGTCCTTCCTCCTTGTGTGGGTTGAACTACACCGGTTAAGGCAGTTTGTAGTTGGAGATCAACAGCGTCACCGCTCGCGCCCGGGGTCGTAGGGGATAAAGTCGATCGGGGGAGCGTCGTCGATTTCGACGCGGTGTTCGATTCCGTTTTTCACCAGCAGCATGTTCAGGCCCTCGGCCAGTTTCTTATCGCTGTTGAACAGGTGCGGCAGGTGGTTGGTGGCCATCGAATGTACAAAGCGACGGTTCGAGTGCTCGGCTAGGGAGCGTTCCATCTCGCGCCGGGTTGCCTCGACAATCTCTTTTTCATGTTCGCGGCGCTTCTGGTTCAGCCATAGGATGGCCCTGGCAACCACGGGAGCGGCAGTCAATCCCAGCGCGGTGATGGTCAGTTCGTTGGGGATAAGCATCGCGGTTTCTTCCTGTCCGGGTCAAAATACTTGTCACGGGCGTGCGCACGTCTAGTGCGCTTATAGGGTCCAGATCCACGATGATGGGGAAGCTCGAAGAAGCGCAGCAGGCGCCCTTTGAACGCCTCCATGCGGCTCTTGGTCCTGCATTCGGCGCAGTATTTGTGCTTGCTGCCCACTGGGCGCGCAAACAGGCGCGGGCATAGCTCGCACATCTTCAGCTCAACGCAATCGTTGCAGGCCTTCGCCGAGGGCACCGCCGGCGGCGGCATCCGTCCATCCAGGGCGGCATCAGCCGCCTGATACTCCAATGAGTGCATCGCACGTTGCCCCCTGCGGTGGAATGTAGGCGCCTCGGCCGGCGACGATTGTCACCGCCCGGGTGTCGTGGATCTCCGGCCACGCATCCACTTTGGTGCGCGCTGCGTTGTCTTTGTGGTCGGCCACTGCCTCGGCGTTCTGCTCCATGTCGGTCCAGGTCAGCGTGCATGGCGAGCGGCGTCCGTCTTTTTCCCTCGGCCGGTAGAGCTGGGCGAACAGCCAATGATTGCCATTCGGACTCTTGGTGCAAAGCGAAGTATGTGACGCCGTGAGTCCGCAGTAAGCGCACTCTACGCGTGCTGCCTTCTGCGCCAGCAGCAGCAAAGCCTCCGATGATTTCAGCCAGCGGATCGGCTCCTCAGCGGAGCTCACGGCCATCGACGAGTACAACGGGATGCGGTCAGGATTCTTCGCCATAGTTAAAAAAAGGGCGCCCGCTGGGGCGCCCGGGAGCAGTATTCAAAGGGAGGTTAAGACGTAGCTCGGCCGTCCTCTACAACGTCCGGCTACGCGTCGAAGGCCTTCTGAGGGCGCGGGGCAAAAAGCCCGTGTTGCATTTCCATCTTTGGGTCTGCCATCCGAAAATTGCAAGAAAATTCCTAACGAACGGGTCGTTTAAATGAATGAACTCAATAACTTGTAACCTTTTGGTTACACTTCTCATTTTTCGACCACGTTGGAGGTGTCCGGCGAGGCCAGAAAATAAATAAACAAATTTGTTTATTTTTACTTGACGTTATAAACATTTTTGTTTATATTCTTATTCATGAAGAGCAGCGAGCTAAAGCGGTGGCTGGAAAAGCAAGGCGCGACCTTCACCTCTGGGAATGGCTCGCATCTGAAAGTCAACCTGAATGGCAAGCAGTCAGTTCTGCCGGTGCACTCCAAGGAACTTGGCACTGGACTGGTGAACGCCATTAAGAAACAGCTGGGAATCAAATAGGAGGCACCATGCGCTACCCTGTCAAACTCGTGAAGGACGGAAAGTTCATCCTCGTCACCTTCCCGGATATTCCGGAGGCCATCACCCAGGGCGACGACCGGGAAGACGCCCTGCTCCACGCGGCCGACGCGCTGGAGACCGCGCTGGATTTCTACTTCGAGGACAACCGCTCCGTGCCGCCTCCGTCAAAACCGAAGCGCGGCCAAGAAGTGGTCGAGCTGCCCATGAGCGTCTCGGCCAAGGTTCTCCTGCTGAACGAAATGATCGAGCAGAAGGTGCGCCCCACCGAGCTGGCGCGGAGGATGAAGACCACTCCACAGGAAGTGAACCGTATCATCAACATCCGCCACGCCACCAAGATCGACCGCATCGCATCGGCCGTGAGCGCCCTCGGCAAGACCTTGGAGATCCGCGCCGTCTAACGCGCTTGTAGCCTTCTTGGTTACACTTTTATAGGAGGGAATCATGAAGCAAGTCGCCGTGCTTGTTGCCATGCTATTGCTGACCACTGCCGGAGTTGGCCAGTCACGTCATTCCGCACATGCCGAAACACCGATGATTTCCAGTTGGATGCGACACGCTGGAGTACATTACCTCGACCTCATCGATGAGATGGTGCATACACGGGCAATTAAGGATTCATCGGAGCGTGACCGGGCCCAGGCAATGTATGGAAAGTTTCTAGATGATGAAGAGGTCAGTCTAACAATCGACGCCAAAGGATTTGATCGCATTTTTTTAGACGGAATGCTTAAGCAGCTCCGTGCTCACCTCGATAATCTCATTCTGACTCCACCCTCTATATATCGGGTCTATGAAGCGCGTGTGGCTCGCTTTGTTGACTGCGAGTCCGATACCAAAGAAGCAATCACCAGTGGCCAGCTCACTAAATCAGCCCTTGAAGGGTGCGCAGCTCCTTTTATTTTGCCCAGCGCCGCCCCGGTGGACTAGTTCTCCCCCAGCTCCTCCGATCTAGTCCACCTCTTCCACGAGGCCCGCTGAGGGCCTCGTGGCTTTTCCGGCATACCTACCTATCACCCTGGGCCCATCAGCGCCGTGTCGGCCGCCTGTGGCGCACCACGGCCGCCGGCGCCGCGCTCATCTTACTTTGTCGCCATCTTCTCCTGGTCGCAACGGTTCGTATTGCATGTGACCAGGCTTTTGCGGTCGCTCTTGCCGTTGCTCTTTTTTCCTGAACCACTGAACTTCATGTGTTCAGCTCGGTGCATTTGGCAGCGCGCTTGCGCTCCTTCTTCTTTGGCAGTGCTGGGGTCGTGCAGGGGCTTGCCCCTGCATGGATGTTGCCGTAGATCTTGTTTGTGATCCGATCGCGTAGCGATCGCTCCTCACTCAATCCACAGCATCCACAGCACAAATACACGGCGGCGGAGCATGAGGACATGGACTCCAGATAAGGGTCAAATACTAAGTGCGGGTTCAGGTTTGTTCCTTGCTGGATTCTGCATTCTTAATGCTGGTTTTGGTAAACGGGTCATGCTGGTTTCAGCTAACGGGAGCAGCGCCTTTTCCACGCCTGTGGATCGAGGGCGTAACCTTTTCTTCCCGCTCTGTAACCTTTTGGTTACACTCGCCGTTTTGGCCGATTTTCTGGTTTTCCATGCTGTAACCTTTTGGTTACACTCGTCCGCCGGCGACGGCCGCAAGTATGCGTGTTTATTGGCTCAAACAAAAAAAGCGCCCAGAGACACGAAGCCTCTGGGCGTTGCACATCGCTGAATTGTCGGCGGGGATTACCCCAGGGAAGGGATTACCTGGCCCACTCGATCCGGAGGCACACCAGCCTCTTCGAGTCTCTTCTTGAATTCGGCGTGAAAGGTCTTCTGTTGACGGCCGTCATCCAGCCAGTCGCACATGGTCTCGGAGTGGATGCGGTCCATCACCAGGCGCCACTTGTCGCCCGTCGCGCGGATCGCGGCCATCGAGCGGTCGTAGCGCTGCTTCTCGCTCTCCGCCCAGTCGCAGATGCCAACGTAATCGTGTGAGACGTGCTTACTGCCGGTGCAGCGCGTGCGCACTATCTTGATGATGCCGCGCTGGGCAAGCTCGCGCAGCGCACCGCGTACGGCGTCCACGCTGTAGCCAGTGTCATGGCATAGGCGTGCCTGCGATACGCGCACCCTTCCGGAGTTCCAGCGGTCGGCCGCCGGGTTGTACAGGAAGAGTTCGTGCTCCACCAGGTAGGCCAGCACCGCGCGCTGTGTCATGGTCAGCGGGCACGCTGGCTGGAATATTGCCTCCGCGAATTTGCGGTACAAGGTGGCCGTCGCGCAGTCATCGTAGAGAGCTTCCATCCCATGAATTTGTTTCATGTCACGCGGTGTTGCGGGCTGGAATGCGTCTTCGTCGTAGTTCGGCCGTGCGATCTCCGGCAGCCGCCATTCCATCTGGCGCCTTCCGTTCTTGCGTTCGTATGCGATCAGATTATGCCGGCGTTGTGAGAATGCGCGGGAGAAGCTGGACTGATGCTTGTAGCCAAAGAATCCGGCGTGCTCCGACGGGTCGAGCGGACGGGTGTGCTTCTTGTTGCCTCCATCCTGGGGAAGCACGTTGCAGGCGATGCCGGCATGGGCCTCGCGCTGCGTCTGCTGCCGGGCCTTGTTGGCGTGTGGACGGTTCGTGGTGCGCTTGTGCCTGGTCAGGTGGACGGGGTTTGCTTCCTCGACCGCCGCGGAGATCATCCGCATCGGGGAGCGGGCGGGCATTCCCTTCGCCATCATCCCCTTATGCGTCGGCATGTAGATTGTTTTGCTCTTCGGCTTACTTCCCATGTTCTTTCTCCGTTCCCTAGCCCGGCAATGAGCCAGGGGATTGTGCCAGCTTAAAGTTCGATGTGACCTGGCGATTGCCCGCCGGTCAGCCCGCTGGTACAACATCTTGTGGTTCCGTGAATTCCTGGTCTAATGCCAGCTCACTACAATCGAAAGGTGCGTGGCCAGCAAGTGGATCAGTAGACCGGTTATCGACCCGAGGAAGCCGGCCAAGAGCAGGGCCAGCCAGAAGTATTTCCAGAAGTCGTCGAACATTCCTCCGTCCATCGCTATGCCTCCCTGGCCTTCTCTGTGGCTTCCACTTTGTCACCGTAGACGGTGGGGGATCCGTCTACGGTGACGGTGATGAGCTTATTCCCGGCCCACCTCCGCGGGTCGCACGCTCAGCGCGACGGCTACCGGCTGCACCCACACTGGAGTGGACGACAGCGCGAAGCTCTGTCCTGACCAGGCAAGTAACAGCGTCTGTCCCATCAGATCCGCGATGGCCTGCGCCGCGCCCGGAGGCACTGCGTTGCCGATCCGCTCGCGCTTGGCGCTGTCGGAGCTTCCGTCCAGGTCGAGCAGCTCGTCAGGATCTACCAGACTCTGCAGGGCAGCTAGTTCCAACGTTGTGAAGGGACGGTGCCATGTGCCATCGAGCGCGCGGATGATCGCTACCAGCTTTTCATTTGCTTCAGGCAGTCGAGGATCTGCGCGCCGCCGTGCCGCTCGATGGCTCGCATGGCGTCCAGCGTGGCGCCACGGCCGCCAGGTTGTCGGCCATGCGGTCATAGCGGTCAATCGCCATGCAGCGCATCGGCTTGTTGCGTTCCTTCCAGTACACCGCTACGCCGTGATCCTTTGGCTCGCTTGATCCGGACCGCGGCATCCCATCCAGGCGCGTGGGAACGTTGCTGCTGATGATGACGTCCTGGCGATCAATGCCCATGCGCTCAAGCTGCTCCAGCACGCGGCTGAGAGAGTCGTACACGCTCAGGTCCTGCTTGCTCTTCCAGCTTCGGCCTTCCACCTGCACTGAGCGTCCGAACTTGGCACGTTGCATGCGGAAGCTCTCAGTGCGCTTCCAGCCTTCTGGCCAACAAAGGGGATAGTTGCTGATCATCCCTGCACCCTCGCTTTCTGGATGGCTTCACGCACCAGCACCAGCTGAGGGCTGGCCTTGATGAAGGCTTCGTACTCCTCGGTGGAGCGGAACTCGCTGCGCGGCGTCACCTGGCGCATCATGGTCTCCATGCACTTCTCCGCCAGGCGCAGCGCATCCAGCAGCTCGTCGTGGACGTTGATGCGGCGAACCATCTCGGCAACGTACTGCGGAGCCAGTATCTCGGCGAGCTTTCGATCTCCATCCAGCCCAGCGAGCTCTTTGAGTTCGTCATACTCCAGCGTGATCATTGGCACACACAGTCTTCCCGTTTGCCGCATGTATTCCATGGACCGGCCATTCTGCACAAAGGCCCAGGGCTGGCCAGGCATATGCTCCAGCGGGAGCAGGTCTTTCAGGGTGGGCAACTTGGTCTCACCCACGAGAGGATCAGCCACGGGCGGCCTCCGCTTTCTCGATCGCAACTGCAATCGCATTCAATGCGGCGCTGTTCTTCACGCCTTTCTGATACTCCTCTTCGGTATCGAAGACGTGATCGACGAACAGGCACTCGATCTCTTCCTTCGCGAGCTTGACTGCGTTCAGTAGATCGTCGAACGCATTGACCCGCAGGATGACCTGCGCACAAAGCTCCTGCGCGATGGCCTCGGCTTCGCCTCCCGCGATCTCGTCATCCTCGATTGTGTCGAAGTATGGAAACTCGACAATGTCATAGGTTTTGATCTCGAACAGACTGACTCCACCCTGAATAATCCCCGGGGTGTTCACTTTTACCTGATTGGCCAGGCCAATAGCGGTAGAGTTTCCGTCCCACTGCACCAGCGGGAGCAGGTCTTTTAGGGTAGGACGCTTAGTGTCAGCCACGGGTGCCTCCCATGGCCGCGCCTTGCGACACATTCCGGCCAGCCGTCCCAGCGAGATATTCGTCGAGGAAGTACTGATCGATCTGGCGCTCTAATTCGCCGGTGAGCCGCGCAATCTCTCTTGAGGACGCCTCCATCTCTTGAACCCGTTCAATCAGCTCAGCGCGGCTCATATCGTCGGGCGACTTCCCATACCAGCCCAGGTAGCGATGACCGATCTCGTTGACAAGTTCCTTCGCCTTGTAGTGCAGCGCGTTCATCGGGCGCCTCCCACCGGACCGCGGCGCAGCGGGAACCATGTCCTGCGCAGGAAGTCGAAGATCCAGGCGCCGATCGTGCTATCCTTTAGGCGCTTCACTTGTTGGCTGTTTTGACGGCGGCGTGCTACTACACGCTGCCGTTTCAATTCCGGCTTCCTGAAGTAAATCTCAGGCGGTCCAGGCTGAAAGTTCATCGTCTTCATTGCTCCTCCATGTAGGCTCTCACTACACAACATCTGGCTCTTCCCGTGGTCCGCTCTCGTCGAACGCCGGCAACCGGAACCCGGCGCCGCTGAACAGTCGGCCGTCCACGTGAAACTCTTGCGCCGGCAAAGCTCCCCGCCACTCGCGCAGATCCTCCAGGCGGCCCTCCACCGCCATTCGCTCCGGAACGGTCATCCGCGCCTGGCGCCGGCCGAGGCACACCGGGCAGTACTCGTAGCCGTACACCGAGTCAGCCTTGGGTAGCACCCGCTCACCCTTGCACAGCGGACATACGTAGCTGAAACTCTTGTGCTTCATCCTTGCCTCACGCCTCCGGCAGCTCGTCCATCACGCCGCCGCGCACGAAGATTCCGTACAGCTCCCGCTCGGCCTTCACCGAGTGCCTCCAGATCGCGGACTCGCTCATGTGCATCTCCCTGGCCAGGTCATAGGAGCTGTATCCCAACGCCCGGCCGATCAGCACCTGCCTTGTCAGCGGCTCCAGCCCATCCAGCGCGAGATCAACGTCCATCATCCACACCAGGTTGTCGTGGCCGATCGCATTCCACTGGCACGCCATCCGGAGGTGGCAGTACTTCCGAAGCTCGTTCATGGCAAAGTAGCGTTCCCAAAAGTTCAGGTAAGCGCTTTTCATGCTCATTCGTCTTTGCCTCTTGCATCAGGCTGTGCAGTTCCATGCACCAGTCGGCCTCTCCCATCAGCGCCCCGAAGTCACATGGCACCTGGAGCTTCCGCGCGTCCTGTATCTCCTCCAGGCAGCGCAACATCTCCTGGAGCAGGTCGCGCACTATACAGCCGCGTTAAGAAATGAGCTGACGTGCTTTCGGCTCAACCTCAGCCGGTCCGCCGCCTTGCTCTTCACGCCGTCGCATTCGCGGACGGCCGTCATCATGTACTGCACGCGCAGGTGACGGATGGCGTCCTCGTAGTCCACTCCCTCTTTGAGCAACTGCTGCACGCACTGCGCCACGCGATAGCTGGCCTCTTCGCTCAGCCGGCGCGGCGTGCGCCGGGCATCCGTGCGGTTAGCCATGGTGGGCAGCTCCCTGGGCTTGGCCGGTTGCGGCAACCACTCGATATTCGGCGCGCGGTGAGAGGTACACCGTCATCTCTCCCGGCCGAGCTACCACGCTGCGCACTCGGCCGCGCGTGATAACCACCAGGGCCTCGCTTCTGCTAGTGATCTCCGCCCGTTGAAAGCTGGTCACGCGCGCCGGCATCCCGGTAACCGACTCAGCCAGTCTGCAGCCAACTACTACATGCAGAATCACGCCGCGCCCCCTGTCTGTTTCCGCTCCGGGCAGTCCTCGGGGAGATGATCGTTGAAGCAATTTACGCAGACGGGTTTTACTCCGCAGTCAGGGCAAGCTGCCCCAGTTCCGCCAATCGCGCCGCGATGGTCACAGCAATAGTGCTCGCTGCTCTCAGGGATTGCTTCACCCTTGCGTATATCCGGCACGAACACATGCGGGTAAGCCATCAAGGCAATTTCGCAAATCGCGTTATGGCGTGCGTTGACCGGATTGGCCAGAGCTGCCATCCCTTGCTTCACAAAACGGCCATTGAGCTTGACTGTGGCGCGAGCGACTGCAACTAGATCCTCGTCGCTAACCGTCTGGAGCAGCCGCGCCGCGCGATTAACGTGATTCTTGAGCCTCCGCGTCTGCTCCTCGGAATAGAGATCTTCAGCGGCGATGATTTTCCCGTTGAGGTTCACCGTGAACTTGGCACCCTTCACGCCGCACCTCCGATCATGAAGTCGCGGTGCACCAGCACCCCGCAGCCGTCGCGCGTGCCCACAACGTGGATGGTGCCCAGAGCTTTCAGCTCCGACAGACGGCCGCTGAAGGTGTGCTTGGGCTTGTGCAGCATCTCCTCCAGGTCAAGGCTGGTCATGCCGCGCGCTCCGGTGGAAAGGATCAGCCGGGCGATGCCGTCGCGGTCCGCCGGCTTCCAGCCGTCGCAGCGGCGGTTGGCAGCTTCGCTCTGTGGGTTGCCATGGTGGCGGCGACGGGTGATGTCGTGGGGAAGGCGGTTGGCAAATCCGAATGAGGTCTGCGTCATAGTCCCTCCGCGGCGCGCAGTGCGCACAGAATGCGGGAGATGAACTCCAGGGGCTCCGGGGCTGCTCTCTTGATGGCCCGGAAAAGATCAAGCATGACTTCGCCGTGGATCGGCACCTGGTGGACGCGCTGCACCACCAGCAATTCAGCCTCCGCGGTGATCACGCCCGGCTCGTCGGAGATCTCAGCGTGGCGCTCGGAGTTCAGCACTTCGGCAAAAGCCTGTAGCGCCTTCCCTTCCTCGTCGGTGGCCAGGAAGAAGTATTGCTCGGCGTCGGCCACAATCATCCAGGGATGGCGTTCTTTATTCTCCATTTGGCACCTCCTGGTTGAACTCGCGCGCCTCGCGCACGTATTCAACGGCCTTCGCATGGACGCGGCGGAGTTCCCGCACCAGCAGCCCCGCGGTCATATCGGCCACGTGTGCATCGGCTGGCAGGCTGGCAGCCAGCTCGCAGGCCACCAGAAGGGTGAACCAGCTATTGCTCTGATGGAGGCTGCCCAGGTCTTGCGATATGGCGAGCAGCTCGTTCTCGATCTCCCGCACCCGGGGATTGACGTCTACCTTCACCGTGCTCATGCGGCCTCCTTGGAGCGCCACCAGGCGGCGACCTTGGCGGGGTCGAAGATCACCCGGCCGCCGACCTTGACCGATGGAATGCGGTTGGCCTTAGCCATGGCGTAGAGCTGCTTGGCAGAGATTCCTGTCACCTCGGCGAGCTTGCTGGCACTCATGCCGCCGCGGTGTGAAGCGAGGATGCTGGCAATGTCGTTCATGCCGCGTCACCTTCTTTGCTCCAGCCTTCTTTGTGCCAGAACTCGTACTCATGGGTGTCCTCGACCACCTCATTCCACTTGGCCAGCAGTGCGTCCATGACCCTGTCGTTGCGGTGGAAGCCAAGCGCCACGTTTCTAACGGTGTTGGCACTGAGGCGAAGAGCACGGCCGATCTCGGAGAAGTTGAGGTCACGGGCGCGCAGGAACCGTTGTTCAGCCACAAAGCGCCGCTCCTCGTCCCGCCGTGCGGTAGAATTCCTTTTGCTTCGTTTTGTAACCTGTTTGGAAGTCATAGTGAATGCAGAATACTTGGCAACAAGTATTCTGTCAAGGAAATACTGTTATGCAAGTAACGATAACCAAAAGCATCGGTGGCCTAATCAAGCAAGTCCGTAAATCTATAGGACTTAC